ATCTGCATCAGACTCGTTCTGATCAACGTCAGCCTGCAATGTTGCAATGGTGGAAGCAATAGTTGACGCAAAATTTGCATCATCACCAAGGGCTGCTGCCAATTCATTTAAGGTATCCAAAGCACCTGGGGCAGAATCTACTAGGTTTGCAATCGCTGTTGAGATGTCAGCAGCTACGGAACCTGCCCCTGACCCGTTAAGAGTAGCAATGGCAGACGTATTGGTAGCAATAGCTGTATCTGCATCAGACTCGTTCTGGTCAACGTCTGATTGCAATGCTACAAGCAGATCTTCTATCTTCTTTAGTGTGTCATGCGAGCTTGAAGCGCCGCCTTTAATTGTACCTATGCTAACTATTTTATTGTCTGCGTTTGATACAGCCCCGTCAAACAGCGTGCCCTTAACATCGGAATTATGTACGTATAATCCAAAACTCATCTAATTTTTACCCCTTATGGTAGTATGAAATAATTGGTGCCGTCGGAAATTAACGAACACCCGCCTATATTGTTTAAAGTAATCGAGGCAAGGGTGTCGATTAGTGCCGATCCTTGCGATACTATATTAACCACGTTTGTAGAATGATCCACCTTCCTTATGGTGAAAAGTCTACCCACTGGGATCGTCGCAGGATCGGGTACCGAAACGTCCACATTCCCACTCGTCGTATCAACCAGTAGAACGCCATCCGTGTCTAATATAGATAACGGACTAGCCGAAAATGTGACCGTGCGAATCGGTAGTATCAGATTATTTAACGATGTTACTTGTGTTGTTGTGGTCGTTGTAGGCTGTTCGCTTTGAGGTATTTCCCCGGTTCTTAGCGATACTCCCTCACAAACCCACCGCCCTATGGGGTGGCTTGCTTTCGCATACGAATTAGGCAACACAATGTTTACGTCGTCTGCCTTTAACTTAGAATTAGGTATCCACACAAACACCTTATCTAAAGACGATACTCGTATACTTTCCCCGCGAATACGTACGGACACCCTTGCGTTCTTTAATTCTGCAATTGTTTTCTTAACAAGAACAATAGAATCGCTTTTAGCAATTTGATCCGAAGACAATTGTGCAGCCGAAGAATCCGCTTCGCCTTGTACGATCCATCTGCCTATTGGTGCCGTTGCATTCTTGTAGGACGTAGGTACAAAAACTGTTTTATTATCTGTCGCAAACCTCGATGTCGTTATCCATACGTAGTTTTTACCTTCGCTTCCTACAAAAACAGAATCCCCTGTTTTGTATCCCGATACACGTATTTTCACTAACGCATCTAAGTCGGCTACTTGCGCTTTAACACTTGTAACACCTGTAACAAATGCACCTTCTGTATTCTTCTGGACTAATGTAGGCATTGCTAATCTTTCCCTATGTACCAAGGCATCGAATTCCACACCTTATCCATTCCGTTTTGATACGGGTCGCTGCCGTCGTCGATGTCCACAACATTAGAATCCGTCAACTCGTCATCGTTTCCAAAGCTAATCGAGTAATTAAAAGCCGATTTACGCAATACCGTTTCCGCGATCCAAAGCGCCATAACTATATCATCATGCCGCTCTCTACCTAGTCCCCACAACTCCGATATTAAAGGCTCAATCGTCTCTCGGTCTTCTCGCTTCCGGCTTGGTAAAGTAACCTTTTGATTCTCGAACAGTATCCCCAAACTCGGCACGCCTTCCCACGGATCGGCTTTCTTCTTGCCTGTAGTCAGATGCGGATACAACGGCAAATCGGTAGATCTTTGAAGACCTAAAAACACCAATTCCCCAAAATTGTTTCGCTCGACTGCGACTTTTCTAACTTTGCCGCCGAAACGTTCGTACTCACTCAGAATAACCCCGCGCAAACGCGCCGGACTTAACCCTCGCTCACGTCGCAAACCTAACAAATAACGGTTGCCGTGCTTGTCTTTCCCCCACGTTACACCTACCGTAAAGTCTGTATCTCGTGTAGCCGCTCCCTTAGCATCCGTTACAAGGCTCAAATCCCACCCCTGTACGATGTCTAAGCCATCTTCGGGTAGGTCGTATAGGCTAAGGTGCTTTCCTCGCTCCTGTGCCGATTTAAGCCACTCCATACGAAACGCCGCCGCGCTATCGTCCTGTACTTCGTTTTGAAACTCGCGAGAAAACAAAACCTGCCCTACCGCTTGTCTCTCCCTAAGTAGATATTTAATATCCCGTTCAGCTTTCCAAAGTACCTCCGCATCACCTTCTACGTGTACGTCGGTAATAACTTCGCGTCCTCTGTCGTCTTGTTCTGTAATGAAATGATGCGACTCTGGAAATTTAGAGATCGCTTTGTCTTCAATGACTCGCCACGTCGGGTCTTCGAGCATGTGTCCGTACAAGTCGTCATGGTGCTTACGGGTACCGATTACAATCATCGTGCCGCCACGGACAAGCATCGGTCCTATCGTGCCTCTAAACCAATCGCGTGTTTTGCTTCGTTGGTTACTGGTGTACGTGGTCTTATCGTCTTCGAGGTCGTCTGCAATAATTAGGTCGAAGTGACCACCTGTGATTGCACCGCCACTACCTACCGCCTCTAGCGTCGGGTCAACGCTTTGTAGGGTACGCGCTACGTAAACTTGTGTCGCCATCCAGCGATCCTCGTCCGTCTGCTTAAAAGGACCAAAACCGTGCTCTGGTGCCCCACACCAATCCTCTTGTATCTTCTTAGACTCTAGCAACGCCTTAACACGTCGCATACGTTTCTCTGCCTGTCCTAACGCTTCTGAGATCCAAAGTATTCGTATGTCTCTATTCTGACAGATAGCCGATACACAAAGAGTAACCGCCGCTTCGGTTTTACCGTGGTCACGTGGTGCCAAGATTAACATACGTGCTTTGTCGTTTGTCTCTTTCGCACGCTCGATTGTTTCGTAAAACTTACTTAACCAACGCTCCCGGTGAGGTGCAAAACGCATCGCGCAATAATATGTGTCGAAAAATACAGGGGACTTAACGCTTAACGCTCTACGCCCTTCGGGACTCGAAAGCAATTCCGCAACTACGTTTTTGGTCATCTTCTAGCCTTCGTTAGTATCTCCCCAAACGTCATGCTTTTCTTGATACCTTTGGGTAACAAGTCGTCGTCTTGGACATACTTAGGGTCTTTGCCCCTGCCGTTTCTCACCTTGTACAAGAACGCATTAACGCGCCCCATACTCCACTGCGCCCTGTTTGCACCCGGACGATGGGAACCACTAAACGCCCCTGCTCCCCGTCGCCAAACTGCCTTTAGCTTACCAAGCGTTACTTTTTTCTCTGGATGCTTTTCGTTATGTTCTTTGACCTTAGTTGAAAGAGCTTTTTCCGTTGTCGCATCTAGGTTTATCTTACCGCTGCCTGTTGCCGCACTCCCCGCCTTGTTCTTATCGGACCCCTTAATTCTCTCACTAGGCTTTGCGGGGGTCCGTTGGTGGGCATCGTCGGCTTTAGATCCTGGCTTAAACTTAGGCATTACTTCACGCTCGCATGGGCATAACGGTATGCCTAATGCCATTCGTATGTTCAATAGTTATAGGATTTAGCCCCTTAGCGTTAATCCCTATTCGTACAATACCGTCTCCCGCGCCTGTAAGCGCATCTTTGAGATATTTAGCATTGATAAAATGATCCGTCGCCTTACTTTCCCCAGTCAATTTACGTCCTAAGCTAATTTCTGTGGGCATGTCTTCGCGCCTACCCGTTATTCCTTCTTTATCACCCAACGACGGGTCTATCCGTACAGATAATTCCCCACTGTCTGAAACCACAAGCCTAACCGAAGTCATCACGCCTCCTGCCTTTTTATGTGCAATGGCTAAATCCAATGCCGCAGTCAGTTTTTTCACGTCCGCGTAATGGGGTATGTTTCCTTGCGGTTCTACCTGCCTATAGTTGGGGAAACTCTTAGACTCAGCGCGATTCTGGTTGTATTCTTTGTGATCCTGGGAATCTCCGAACGAACCCTGTGAGGACTCTTCTTTACGAACCTGGGCACTAGGAACCATAAGACCTCTATCCCTGCCCCTTAATTTCTTATCTGTCGGCACGATTACCATTCGATGCCCGTCCGTTGCTACAGACGCTCCATCGCCGTGATACACGTATCGTAAGCCGCCCCGAAAACTGTCTCTTGACGCAAATTTCTCAAGGTACTTTTGTACCTTATTTGAAACCGCCGCCTTACCGTGTCCTGAAGGTGCTTTATGTTTTTCAAATGTTTGTCTGTCCGTAAATACCGCGTCTGGATTAAAGCCCCCAAAACTCTGACTGTTATTGGCTGCCTCGAACTTCGCCACTGCTGCGTCAAGGTCTTTAGCCTGGGTTGCTGCTTTCTTATTATCTGCCTCAGTCACCCCCGAAAGATGCTCTAAAGCAATCTTGTGAATGTCTTGAGGTGCCGTTGCGGAAATAGCTTTTGGTAGTTTTTTCTTAGATTGTGAACCGTCCGGTCTTGTAACAATCGCTGTTAAGGTACCCGTCTTCGCTTGCTTTAGCTGTAGACTGTACCCACCGCCATCGTCATACGCACCTAACAGGCTAACCATAGCTGATTGGGTTCTACGCTTTTCGGTTAGGAACTTCATTACCGTATCTTTGGCGGTTTTGGTGCGGTTTTCGGGCTTATTACTTTCTACAAATTCTAACGCCTGCGTTGCTGCGGTCTTTGGTTTCTCCACGTACTTACCGTCAACCATTGATGCTTTGCCTTCGCGAATTGCATCTACCCGTTCCTGCGTTTCCGCGTCCGTAGCACCTGCC